ACAACATATTGCTAAAAAGGCATTGTGTGCTGGTCAGCGCGGCCATAAAGACTTTAAAAAAGATTTACAGGACATTTTAGACACCGCTAAACGTGCTGTGGAGATTAACAATGGATAAGCTTAAATTGGCGCATGATTGGGCAATGAAATCTTTTTTAACTGATGGCTTTAAGGACGAGGCGGAGCGAGCGGCTCATGCTTGGAAATACGCCGACGCAATGCAAGCCGAAGCGGAGAAGCGCAATAAAGCAGAAGCAGCGCAAAAACGTAAAGAAATCCGAGAAATGCTAAACGCTCCAAATACTTTTATTGAGCGTGAAGGTCAGCATTTTGATGATGTGGAAGAATGGCAACCGGATTGGAGTCAAGCGCCTGAGTGGGCTAACTCTTGGGGCATGGCTGAGATTGGGCAAGCTTGGTGGCTTTCTGGAGAGTGGCATGTAAACAACCGTGGCGGCTTCTCGTCAACTGGGTTTATTAAGACAGAAAAAGCCCCATCATTCAACTATCAAGGCAACTGGCAAGATTCACTTCGGAAGCGCCCACAATGAAACGCACTAAGAAATACAACCCGAACAAACGCCTACACCAAGCGCAATCCAAAGCAGCGATGCAACGCAAGGAATGGGAAGAAGTCAATCAAGTTTATGAGCTAAAAATGGATTTCGCGGTTGAGGATGTAAACAAGATTATCAATGAGTATGCCGAAAAGAACATGCTTTCAGAAGATGACTATGTGCCGGCTTATGTGACAATTCAAGCGTATGGCGAGCAAGACTTAATTATTGCGCTAAAAAAACAACTTGTTTGTACCCCTGATATTTGGGAGGTGGGCATAGATTCACATTTTTACAATCTGGAAAATGATGAACTGCTAACCATTCCATTTTCATTAACCATGCCTGCAATGACACATGCCGAACTTATGGGCGGATGTGATCAGAAGGTTTATGAGGTGGATGGTGTTAAGGTCAAGAAAGCGGATGAGTGGAAGGGACTACAATCGGAAATGATTGCCAATTGGGAAACGCAGGGAATACCTGACGGTTTTGAGTTAATCAAGTCACAAGTACGCATTATTGCTCATACTCGATTCAAATGCCTTGCTGCATACAAAGACTTTGAACATGCGGTTGAACTTCGCAAACAGGGATTGCTAATCAAGCGGTTAAGGAATTTTGATAATTTTGGATTAGGGGTGGCGGCATAGTATACGCGTTGGTATAAGACCCTGCACCAGTCAGGGTTTTGTGCTATATTGAGCATAGTATTATTTAGCTAGGGGCTAATGATGACAAAGGATGTAGGGCATCCGAACTTAGGCGGCAGGCCAACAACTTACAATGAAGAAACAGCAACCTTGATATGCGCTCGCATGTCAGAAGGGGAGTCTTTGCGCTCTATTTGTCGCGACCCTGCGATGCCGGCAATCTCAACAGTCTTTCTTTGGATTGGAAAATTTCCAGAGTTCTCGGAACAATACAAGATTGCTATGGCGGCAAGAGCAGACGCGATGTTCGAGGAAATGTTTGATATTGCTGATGATGGCTCTAATGACTGGATGGAAGTACAGGGCAAAGATGGAGAATCTGGTTGGAAATTGAATGGTGAGCATGTCCAGCGTTCAAGATTGCGCCTTGATACCCGGAAATGGGCTTTGTCTAAAATGATGCCTAAGAAATACGGCGACAAAGCAGAAGCCGTCGAAGTTAATGATGACAACGAAATCACTATCAACGTTGTACGTGTGAGCAAAGACAAGAATGCAGATTAACCTGACCTTAACCGAGCCACAGGATGACTTTGTTTTTGCGACTGAGCAATATCCGCTGTTTTGTGGTGGTTTTGGTGCGGGCAAGTCGGAAGCATTGTTTAAGCGCGTTTTAATCCAGAAGCTGCAATATCCTCAATTAAACCAGGGTTACTTTGCGCCATCGTTTGACTTGATCAATCTTATTGCATTCCCTCGATTGACTGAGCTTTTAACCGAATGCGGATTAAAGTTTAAACTCAATAAGTCTGAAAAGGTTTTTCATATTGATGGATATGGTCAGATCATTTGCCGCTCTATGGATGCGCCGAACTCGATTGTTGGTTTTGAGATCGGGGATGCTGTTATTGATGAGCTTGACACCATGCCAAAGGATAAGGCAGAAAACGCATGGAATAAGATCATTGCGCGTTGTCGCCAAAAGAAACCAGATGGCAAAGCCAATACAGCAGCAGTGGGGACCACACCAGAGGGATTTCGTTTCTGCTATGAGCGCTGGGAAAAGAAAGCAAGCGATAAATATGTCTTATATCGTGCGCCAACTTACTCAAACCCATACTTGCCAGAGTCTTACATTGACGGCTTAAGAGATTCCTATCCGCCACAATTATTATCAGCTTATCTTGATGGTAAATTTGTCAACTTAAACTCAGGCGGCGTTTATCCTGACTTTGATCGAGCATTAAACTCCTCAAAAGAAACCATTAAGCCGCGCGAAGTGCTGCATATCGGAATGGATTTTAACGTGCTGAAAATGGCCGCTGTAGTGCATGTATTACGTGATGGCTATGCCCATGCAGTCGATGAGCTTGTCGATGTGAGAGATACGCCGGCAATGTGCAAATTAATTAAAGAGAAATTCCCGGATCATCAAATTAATATTTATCCCGATGCAGCAGGCCAGGCAACCTCATCAAAAAACAGCAGTGAATCAGACCATGCGATTTTAAGAGCGGCAGGATTTAGATTGATTGTGAACGGCAATAATCCAGCAGTTAAAGACCGCATTAATGCGTTTAATGCGCAGATTCTCAATAGTCGCGGTGACAGGTCATACTTTGTAAATACTGATATGTGCCCTAGCTTGACAGAAGCATTAGAGCAGCAGGCTTATGACAAGCATGGAGCGCCAGATAAGAGTACAGGGCATGACCACGTTTTAGACGCGGCAGGCTATTTTGTTGTTAAGCAATTCCCGATCATTAAGCCGATGGCCAAACGTGTAAATATTTCGACAGTGTATTGACATTTGTTTCGGTGCGGTGATAATATTCTCTTATTGATTGAACCCATGCGCGACATGGTTACGCTCTGGATGTGCGCAATGAAAGAGAAGCTGAGTATAACAGCGTATTTATACATGCAACTATTCGCACGTTGCCGATCAATTGACAGCCTGGAATAGACAGGCAATTTTAGAGAGTGAATAGGCGAGCAGTGGACGGAAGTGGAGAGGTCGACACCACGCAGCATGACGATGCGCACCTATGAAACGCTCGGTATGTTAAGCCTAGCTTCTGCTGTTCACTCTACTAAAGTTCAAACCCGTGATACATCGGGAGCTTGTGAAATACACATACACTCGTGTTGTGGATATAACAAGCCAAAGTATGAATGTATCGAGTGTTACCTTGTTCACTAGGTTTTCCGCAGTAGCCGCGCTGTACACGAAAAGCGGTAATTAAGCGTCTATGGCCGATTGGATTAGGCAGCGGTATTCTAAACCGTATACAGGTGGGTTCGATTCCTACTAGGCGCTCCAATTATATCTGGGTATGAATTAAAAATAAGCCTATTGCGTTGGATTCGGCTCGCAGTTCATACCACAGATATGATTAGCCATCTATCACTCCAATAGAGTTAGAATGTTCGGGCGTTTTGTATTTCGGACGATTGAAATAGATCCCGAAGCCATACAAGACTGGTTGAGTGACCACAAGAACGCTATGTCGATGGGTAAAAAGCCATACTAGGCCTTGCTATATGCAGGGCTTTTTTATACCCTGAATAAAATAACAGGGAGCCGTTCTTATGCTTGCATTTATCAAAAGACTGCTGTGCTTTCATCACTACGATTACGAATCAGACATATTTCGGCAAAAGGAATGCCGGAAATGTGGACACTACAAGGCCGATTAATGGCCTTTTTTAATGCTTGACAATCAGTATTTATAATAACATAATGACATGAATTAAGGAGATAACCATGATTATTATCGAAAACAGCAGTATCGTAAATTGGGATAATTATCCCGAATATGTTTGTGCAGTTGTGATGCAAACGACTGAGGACATGCTAACAACTACAGGTCATATAATGCCGAAAGGAGAGGAAATAACTTGGCTCTTGGACATCCCTCCTGATC